TTCGGTTAGCATCTGTTTCATGTCTTCTGCGATGCCGATCTGGAACTCGTTCCATTCTGCATCACGCTGAAGCTTGATTAATCTGTCTTCATCGTAGTGCGCTGCACCGATAACCTCAGTTGAGCTGCCTGAACGGATCCGAACTTTGCCTGAATCAGCGTGTTCGTGTTCGTCTACGATGTTGCCTGAAATTACCTCTTGAGCTTGAGCGTGAATGTCTGCAAGTTGTTTGTGCTTTTGTTTGATGTTGTATTCGCAGTCATCTATGAACTTGTTCAAGAAGTATCTTACACTTGATTTTGTTGTGTTATTATCCATTGGAAGCTTAGACGAGATGTCCTTGGCAAACCCATTTACTTTTACTTGCTTAGTCATTGTAGTTCTCCTTAGTTGGAGGCGGGAACTGCCCCGCCTTACAATGCCCCGAAGCCACTGACGATCAGCCAAAGGCCTGCCTCGCCGCCCTGCAGGGCGGTGTCAGGCAGCAGAAAGCAAGGCAAGCCACGGCAAGAGGAAAGATAACCAGCTAACTCACTGTCAGCAGGGTGCGGCCTTCGCCTTGCTTTCTGTGAGCGACTGTGGCTCGGATAGGCATTGTTGGCGCGGCAGGGCCTGTCTCTGACTTAGGAGAACTGACTCAGCTAGTAAATGTGGGTTTGGCAAGGGCAGCTTGGCTAGGCTTTCAATGTCTCGTTGGGGCGTGCATTTGGGGTGTGATTTGTGAGTTGACAAGGCAGTGCAGAACGAGTGATATTTGGGGGGGAACACAAGGGGGGGCAAGAGAGATTGAGCATGACTGATGTACTGAAGGTAACCGAGAAACAGATGGCTTTGGTGGATACGCTTGTAGCAGAAGGATGTAGCATCACTGAGGCTGCGCGCAAAGCCGGATACTCGGAGGGGAAAAGCGGGAGAGTCACAGCCAGCCGTGCTTTGCGCTTGCCACATGTGCAGTCGTACATGATGACAAGAGTGGGTGAGGTGTTAGGGCTGAACGCTACCACAGCAGCAGCGAAGCTCGTTGGGCTTGCCAAGGGAGCCAAGAGTGAGTACGTGCAGCTAGAAGCGAGCAAGGATATCTTGGACAGAGCTGGCTTCAAGGCTCCCGACAAGCACATGCATCTACATGCTGGGGAAATATCGGTGAAGATCGATCTGTCATAGTGGCAGGGGGGTTAAAAAAGTGCGTTGCGAGGTTGCGAAGGGGTGGGTTACAAACATTATTGGCAAAAAGGTTCGATGACCAGACACGGCGACATGGCTGCAATCTATTCCCTCTAGTCCTTGCGCCTGTCGCCACCTTGAAAATTTTTAAGAAGGAAAAGTAAAATGGATATAGTAACCAAGGACATCACTGCAGAGAATACGTTCAGTGATAAGATCAGTGTTAAGGGTAACTTTAGTTTGAGTATTGCTGGCACGTTTGTTGCCACAGTTACTGTGCAGCGCAGCTTTGATGCTGGTTCTAGCTGGGCTGATGTAGATACTTTTACCGCGCCTATTGAGACTATTGGCTTTGATCCTATTGGTGTTAACTATCGTATTGGCGTTAAGACTGGCGACTTTACTAGCGGCACAGTGACTGTTACCATTCGTGAGAATGACATAGGAAGCTAACATGTGTATTTCATCTGGCCCAAGCTATGCTGCTCCTCAAGCAAGAGATACCTCGAAAGAGGAGATTAAGAGCATGTATGAACTCACTCCCGAGCAGATCGAGGAGAACAAACGCCGCCGCCGTATGAGCAGAAAGCCTCGTTCCCTTATTAGTGGAGGTGGTGAAGATGGTCGTGATGGCTTTGGCGGTGGAGGCTCTAGCTCTGGCACTGAGGGGCTTGGCGGTATTGGTGATGCAAGCGGCGGGATGGCGCGAGTGTAATGGCTAAGACACCAGCATGGCAACGCAAAGAAGGCAAGAACCCCAAAGGTGGTCTCAACGCTGCAGGTCGCGCATCTTACAAAGGCGGCACCCTCAAAGCCCCAGTAAAGTCAGGGGACAATCCTCGTAGAGCGTCATTCCTTCAACGCATGGGGAATATGCGGGGGCCGGAGAAAGACTCGAAGGGTCGCCCAACCAGACTACTTCTAAGCTTAAGGGCGTGGGGAGCAAGCAGTAAGGCTGATGCCAGAAGCAAGGGATCATTAATTAGTAAACGAAACAAAGCAAAGAAAGCGAGAGCGTAATGCCTAATGTAGCAGGAAAGAAATACCCTTACACAAAGAAGGGCATCATGGCAGCAAAGAAAGCTGCTGGAAAAGAAATGAAACCTATGCCTAAGAAGACACTTCTAAAAAAATGAAGTATCAGTTTCGTGATGGCACTCCTTACGAGGGGCCAACAATCAATATGCCTGATGGCAGAGTTTTATCTGGCGCGACTTACATGCCAGACTCTAGGCGTTTAATACCAGTGGAGATACAAGATGGCGGTGAACGCGGCGGGGAATTACACCAAACCCAAGTTGAGGAAAAGCCTGTTCAACAAAGTAAAGCGCGAAGCAAAGGGCGGCGCAGCGGGTCAGTGGTCGGCAAGAAAAGCTCAAAGGCTTGCGCTACTGTATAAGAAAGCTGGTGGAGGCTATACTAACTAATGGCACTAGCACCTTCACAGAAATCTCTTAGGGCATGGACAAAGCAGAAGTGGCGTACTAAATCTGGTAAGCCATCTACTCAAGGGCCAAAGGCTACTGGCGAGCGGTATCTCCCTTCCGCCGCAGTAGCTGCCTTGAGTGATTCAGAGTATCGGCGCACCACCAGAGCAAAGAGGGCAGCGATACGAAAAGGGAAGCAAGTTGCCAAGCAACCAAAAGATGTTGCTAAAAAAACAGCAAGGTACAGATGAGTTTCTTACACATTCTAAAGCCAGAAGAGAGGGATGTTCTTCGGCGTGTAGTTAAAAAAGTACACCTCGCCTACCATCCAGAAGAGTTCTGCACTGACTATGAAGCTGACAAGGTTATAGCTTCTATTGGGCCAGAGACTGTTGATCGTATGATTAAGTTTGGTAAGGAACACAAAGTTGACCAGCTTTAATTACAAACCTGATGGTCAAGTCCTAAAAGACTTTATGAAGGATGATACCTTCTTTCGTGGCATCCGTGGGCCAGTAGGCTCTGGCAAGTCTGTTGCTTGTTGTGTTGAAGTATTCCGCAGGGCTTTGCAACAGAAGCCAAACAAAGATGGAGTGCGCCGCAGCCGCTGGGCAATCATCCGAAACACTAACCCGCAGTTAAGAACAACTACAATTAAGACTTGGCTTGACTGGTTCCCTGAGAATGATTGGGGCAAGTTTACTTGGTCAGTACCTTATACGCATAATCTTAAGAAGGGTGATCTTGAGTTAGAGGTTATCTTCTTGGCACTTGATAGGCCGGAAGATGTCAAGAAGCTTTTGTCTCTTGAACTTACTGGCATCTGGATTAACGAGGCTAGGGAAATACCTAAGTCAATCATCGATGCGTGTACTATGCGTGTTGGTCGTTTCCCCTCTATGCGCGATGGTGGGCCTAGCTGGTCTGGCGTTATTGCAGATACTAACGCACCGGAAGAAGATCACTGGTGGCCTATTATGTCTGGCGAAGTACCGATTCCAGATCACATCCCTCAAGAGCAAGCCAAGATGCTGGTCAAACCAGACAACTGGTCGTTTTATGTACAGCCTCAGGGTATGCTTGAAGAGTATGATGAGAAGGGGGAGATCAAAGATTACAAGCCAAATAAAGATGCTGAAAATAGAAGGAACATGCTTGAAAGCTATTATCCAAATCTAATTCGTGGTAAAACTAAAAGCTGGATAGATGTGTATGTAATGAACAAGCTTGGCTCAATCCAAGAAGGCAAGCCTGTATACGGCATGTTTGTTACTGAAACTCATGTGGCAAAGGAAGAAATTCCTATTGCTATTGGTGTACCGTTATATGTTGGTATTGACTTTGGCCTCACCCCTGCAGCAGTATTTGGACAGAAGGTTAGAGGTAGATGGCTCATACAATCAGAGATTGTCGCTATCGATATGGGCATTGTTAGGTTTGCAGAAGAGTTGCGTAGAGAAATAGCAACTCGCTTTGGCAACCTAGAAGTTCATATCTATGGAGATCCGGCTGGCGACTTTAGAGCGCAGACCGATGAGTCTACCCCATTTCAAATCCTAAGAGGTGCTGGGCTTCGTGCTTTCCCTGCGCCAAGTAACTCTGTTGATCTAAGACTTGAATCAGTTAATCAGTCGTTGATGAAAATGGTTGATGGCTTACCAGCTTTTATGATTGACAAACGCTGCCAAACCTTGATTAAGGGGTTTCAAGGTGGATACCAATATAGGCGTATTCAAACCTCTGGTGAAAGGTATGATGACAAACCAGATAAAAATATGTACTCTCATATTCACGATGCCTTGCAATACTTGATGCTTGGTGCTGGTGAGGGCAGACAATTAATATCTGGTCAGAAGCAAGCAAGAGCTTTTAATGCCAAAGCTGAGTATGATGTTTTTGCTAGACAGGCCAAGCCTAATAGGAAAAAATCTAGTCTATGGGCTAGATTGTGAGTTGAACAGTTTTTGTTTTTATGTTTAAGGATAATAAACAATAGGAGTTTATTATGTGTATAGGCCCATCATCCCCACCACCCGCAGGAGAAACACCTGAGGAAAAATCAGCGCGAGAAGCTCAGATGGCTGAAGAGCAAAGACGACGTGCTTCAAGTAAGGCAGAGCAACTTGAAATGGCTGCTGGCAAAGCAAAGCGCGGCACTGGTGCGCGATCATTAATTACTAGCTCTGGTGGCGGTGCTGGCTTCTTCCAACCGAAAGTTTAATTATAATGATTGTACAAACAGACACTCTTGATGGAGTATACTCACCGACAGGTGTAGCTGCAGACTACCTTAAAAAGTATGAGAAGGCTAAGTCTGTTAGGGAAAACTTTGTTTCTTTATTTGAAGAGTGTTATGAGTACGCTCTACCGCAGAGGGAGTCTTTCTATGCTGAAGCAATCGGACAACGCCGTGACGATAAAATCTTTGATGAAACTGCTGTGGTTGGAGTGCAAGAGTTTGCCTCGCGTCTACAGTCTGGCCTTGTGCCGAACTTTGCTCGTTGGGCAGATTTTACTTCGGGTTCTGAAGTGCCTCCTGAGGAACGCGATGAGGTTAACAATCAACTTGATGAAGTCACTGATTACGTTTTTGAGGTCATTCAAAATTCCAACTTTGGTCAAGAAGTTCACGAATCCTTTCTCGATCTTGCGGTAGGTACTGGCATCCTTCATGTATCTGAAGGCAATGCAATTAATCCAGTAAACTTCTCTGCAATCCCATTGCCGCATGTAGTGCTTGACTCTGGGCCTGATGATCGCATCGATCATGTTTATCGTGAGCGCAGTATGCGTAACTCTGACATACCTATTGTTTATCCAAAGGGAACTTTTTCTTCAAAGGTTATGGATTCTATTAAGCAGCGTCCAGACCAGAGAACAAAAGTCCTTGAGGTTGTGTGCAAAGATTACTCTTCTAAGAATGAAGAGGCTTATCTGTTTTATGCAATCGAGATGTACACTAAGGACGTTATAGCGTCAGAACGTTATAAAGGCGTTGGCTCTAATCCTTTTGTTTGCTTCCGCTGGTCTAAGTGTGCTGGTGAAATCTATGGTCGCGGCCCACTTATCAATGCATTGAGCGCAATCAAAACAACTAACCTTACCATCGAACTAATCCTAGAAAATGCACAGATGGCTATCTCTGGCATTTACCAAATGGAAGATGATGGCGTTATTAACCCTGATACAATCAATCTTGTGCCAGGGACGGTCATTCCTAAAGCTGTTGGATCTAGCGGTCTTACACCTATTCAGTCTGCAGGATCGTTTGATGTTGCCAACCTTGTCTTGTCTGACATGCGCTTGAATATTAAGCGTGCGCTTTACAATGACATGCTGGGTAATCCTGATCGAACACCAGCATCTGCTACTGAGGTTGCAGAGCGCATGGCTGATCTCTCTCGGCGCATTGGTTCAGCCTTTGGTCGCCTGCAAGCAGAGCTTGTACAGCCTGTATTGCAGCGTGTAGTTTATATCCTAAAGAAGCAAGGACGTATTGATCTGCCTACAATTAATGGCAGAGATGTGAAAGTTCGTTCTGTTTCCCCTCTTGCACAAGCGCAAGCAAATCAGGATATTACTTCTGTTGCTCGGTTCCTTGAGTTAGTACAAGGACGGTTTGGGCCTGAGATTACTAACATTCTAATCAACTCTGAAGAGACAGCCGTGTATCTAGCTAAGAAGTTTGGTGTACCTGATACTCTGATTCGTGATTTGAACGAGCGACAGCAACTGGTTGCAATGGCGCAACAGTATGCACAGCAACAGCAATTGACGAGTCAACAGGAGCAGCTTATTGGTGGACAGCAATAACTTTGTAGGTATTGACGGATTTCGCCGCAAGAAGAGTGAAGACGCTATAATAAGCAAGAATGTTGCAAGCCTTTTTTCCACTGACACTGGAAGAGAGGTATTGCGCTACCTACGATCTATTACTATAGAATCAGTGAATGGTGCAGCAGTTTCAAATGATGAACTGCGGCATGTTGAAGGTCAGCGATATATCGTTGGTCTCATTGAGGGTCGTATTAATAATGGACATAAGGTGAAAGTAAATGAGTGAAGAGGGTCAAGTAGCTGAGTCAACTGAGGCTCAAGTAGTGGATTCTGGCATTGTAACTGAAGGTGGAGATCCGCTTTTACAAACAGAAGAGCAGTCGCGCCCAGAGTGGCTACCAGAAAAGTTTAAGTCTGCAGAAGATCTAGCATCTGCCTACTCATCATTAGAGGGCAAGCTTGGTCAAAAGGAAGACGAACTTAAACAGTCTTTCTTAAAAGAAATAGAAGAGCAAGCTTTTCAGAACAGGCCAGCCGACAAGGGTGACTATCAACTGCCAGAAGGTATTGATGATACTCTTGCATCAGATAATGAATTACTTGGTTGGTGGGCAGATCATGCATTTGAGAATGGCTTTTCTCAGGAAGAGTTTAGTGAAGGCATCAACATGTATGTCAATGCTATTAATGCTAATGTTCCCAACTATGATGAAGAGTTATCTAAGTTAGGAGATAATGCTTCCGCTAGAACTGAAGCTATTAGTTTGTTTGCTAATCAGTTTTTTCCAGAGAATGTAATGCCAGCTATTGAGCGTATGTGTGAAACAGCCGATGGTGTTATGGCTCTTGAGCATATTATGGAAAACATAAGAGAAGGTGGCCCTTCTGGAAACAGCATCCCCGCTGCTCAAACAAATGAAAAAGAGTTAAAGCAAATGATGCTTGACCCAAGGTATCACGATCCAGTAAGGCGTGATCCTGTTTTCATTAAGCAAGTGGAAGAGGGATTCAAAAAGCTATATGGCTAATGAGTACGCAAGGGTTGGTAACATTTACCTTACCGACTCAACACTCTTACATGCCAAGCATGTAGCTGAAAAAATGCGTCCTCACGATATTCGTGAGTGCGCGATCCACATGCTTTCCCCAATAGAAGCATTAACTATCCCCTTAGAAACAGAAGGGGCTAACAACTACACTGTAATGCATAACGACACACCCATTGGTATGTGCGGAACAGTGGGTAATGAAGAGAACCAAGCAAGGGTCTGGCTTCTTGGAACAACAGATATAGATAAAAATTATTTTAACTTTGCTAAAAGCAGCAGAGTTGGAGTTGAGTTCCTTCAAGGAACCTACGATCTTATTGAAAACTATGTACCAATTGACCATCATCACACAATAATGTGGCTAGCGTGGTCTGGTTTTGTCATCTTAGATGAAAGACTGATCCTCAACGGATATGAGTTGTTACATTTTGTGCGTTGCAATTCAGTGCAATCTAGTGTTTATAATACGTCTAATCGGCCTGTAATACACTGAGCGACCCGATAGGATAATCGCAGTGAGGATGTAGAACAGATAACCGCGACAATAGTAACTCTCTTTGATAAGGAAAGCTTAAAATGGCTAATACAATTGACCAAGCCTTTATTAAGCAGTTCGAGTCCGAAGTTCATATGGCTTATCAGCGTATGGGTTCCAAGTTGCGGAACACTGTTCGTTCAGTAAGCAATGTGAGTGGCAACACTGTACGTTTCCAGAAAATCGGAACTGGCTCTGCTTCAACAAAGTCTCGTAACGGCAACGTTACTCCAATGGAACTGGCTCACACCAATGTCGAAACAACAATGGCTGACTACTATGCAGCCGAGTACATCGACAAGCTGGATGAGTTAAAGACCAACATCGATGAGCGTCAAGCTGTTGCTAAGTCTGCTGCTGCAGCACTTGGTCGTAAGACTGACGATATCCTTTTGACTGCAATGGACGCTGGTGCTAACTCAACTCAGATTCATGATACTGGCTCTGCTCTTGAGAAAGCAGATTTGCTGTCATTGTTTGAAACTTTTGGCTCTGCTGATGTGCCTGAGGATGGCGGTCGCTATCTTGCAATGCATCCGAAAGGTTATGCCGATCTGTTTGCAATTAACGAGTTTGCTTCAAGCGACTTTGTTGGTGAGCAGAACCTCCCATATGCGGGCGGTATGACAATGAAAGAGTTCTTGGGCTTCAAGATCTTCTCAACTTCTGCCGTAACTGCTGGCAAAAACATTGCTTACCACACATCTGCTGTTGGTCTTGGCATTGGCGCAGACGTTACAACTGAGTTGAACTATGTAGCTGAGAAAGTTTCTCACCTTGCAACCTCAATGATGTCAATGGGTGCTGTTGTTATTGATGACAACGGTGTCTATGAAGTCCTTGACAACAACTAGGAGGGTTAGAAAATGGCTTTTGCTTCAAGTGGACTAACTCGTATTGGTGGTGATTCAAATGGTAGCTTGTGGATGTATACATCTGCTGATGCCATTGCTACCGTAAATACCGAAGGGTATTTTAACAGTGCGGCAAACATGCTGGATGTTCGTGATTTAATTATCGTGCGCGATACTAATGTACCGACATCAAATTTTTGCACCGTTTTGTCAAACACTGGTACTGTAGTCGATGTGTCTGACGGCACAGCGGTAGCTGAAACAGACGGCGACTAACACAGGGGGAGGGGGCTTCGGCCCCCTCAACTTTCATGGCAGTAACTAGCATTGCATCCAACTCACCAATTGACATTTGTGCCAAGGCATTAATTCTTATTGGTGCAGACCCGATTACTTCATTTAATGAAGGCACTACAGAGGCTCTTGTCTCTGTAAATATGTATGAGGATGTTGCAAGGGCATCTCTTGTCAACACACGCTGGCGTTTTGCCACAAATCAGGCTGTACTTAATAGACTCACAGCCGCACCAACAGGCAGATATAATCATGCCTATCAACTGCCAACAGACAATCTAATGGTACATGCAGTTACTGTTACTGACTTACCAATTGAATATCAGATTTATGGCGACAAAGTATACGCTGACACATCAACAACTGATGTAGTTATTGCTGATTATTCATTCAGGGCTGGTGAAGAAAACTGGCCTTCATATTTTGTTATTGCTGTCGAATATGCGCTGGCTACAATCTTTGCATCTTCAATTGCAAGAGATGCTAGCCTTGCAAGCTTGATGGAGCAACAAGCTCAACGTGCCATGGCAAAAGCTAGAAACTTAGATGCACAGCAGCAGACAACAAGAAAGCTTACTACTTCGAGGTTCATTTCTGAAAGGCGCAGCTAATGCCAACTAAGATCCGTGTGCCTCTTACTAACTTTCAGTTTGGTGAACTAAGCCCATCTATGATCTCAAGGACAGACTTGAGCGTGTACAACAATGCGGCAAAGAAGATTACCAATCTACTCATTAAATCAGAAGGCGGTCTAAAGAAACGCTTTGGATCGCAGAAGATCTATGAGTTTGACACAACCATAGATACAACTAAGACTCAGCAAATAAGACTCGAGCCATTTATTTTTTCAGATGACGAAAGGTACATTGTATCTTTTGAGCATCAGAAGATTCGTGTGTTTATCATTGATCCAACTACAGGCGCTGTATCTCTGACTGCCACAATTACTCAGGATACAGATGCTGTTACCCTGCCAATTACTGACAGCATCCTGCAAGAAATTAGCTTTGTACAAGCTGGTGATACTATGTTTATTGCACATAGTTCATTCGCGTTCTTACTATTAACAAGAACAAGCTTAACTACATTTGAAGTGCGTCCATATGTATTTGATGCAGATGCTAATGACGATGTTATTTACCAGCCTTTTTATCCATTCCAGCCACTTGGCATGACTCTTGATGTAGATAAAACAACAGGCACAGGTGCTGTATTAACGACCAGTGCTGATTACTTTACATCAGATCACGTTGGAAAGGTTATTAGGTATCAAGGTAATGAGATTGAAATCACTGCTTACACCAATGCAACAACAGCAGTTGGAACAATTAAAGATAAGCTTGAGGTTCATCTGGACTTCAATGCTTTTAAGACTACAGAAGGTATTGCTGATGTTGAAGTAACACAGGTTGCTCACGGTCTTAACATTGGTGATGCTATTGTTGTCGATCATGCTGGTACTGTTGGCGGCATTAGCAAAAACCAATTGAATGGTGCTAGAACTATTGCAGATGTTCTTGACGAAAACAGATATGTATTTGTTGCTGGTGCTAACGCAACCGAATCAGTAGATGGCGGCGGTACTCCAAAGATTGAAACACATGCGCCTACTATCTCTTGGGATGAGCAAGCATGGAGCAGCATCCGTGGCTTTCCAACAGCAATCTGTTTTCACGAGAATCGCTTATGGGCTGCTGGTACAAGCTCTAAGCCTAATGGCATTTGGGCTACAAAGATTGGTCAGTTCTTTAACTGGGATGTTGGCGATGGTGCTGACAACGATGCTCTTGACTTGACTGCAACTGTAGGCGAAATCAATTCTATTCGCCACATTGTCTCTAACAGAGACTTACAGTTGTTTACCTCAACATCTGAGTTCTATATTCCGTCTTTGACTACCAGTGCTATTACCCCTACTAATGCACAGATTAAATCACAGACTCCATATGGCGCATCTTATGTGCAGCCAAAACCGTTTGATGGATCAACAATCTATGTGCAGCGCAATGGCAATGTAGTTCGTGAGTATGTCTTTGATGACTCTGAAGGTGCGTATGTATCTGGCGCATTGTCCGTTCTGTCCTCTCATCTGATTAAAGTTCCCAAGCAATTGTCTATTGCTCAAGGTGCGCTTGACAGACCAGAGTCCTATGCGTTCTTTGTAAACAACGATGGCACTATATCTGTTCTTTACAGTGATCGTGTAAACAAAAAAGCTGGCTGGTCTGAGATCACAACCAATGGCGAGTTCCACTCTATCTGCACAGTAGATGAAAGAGTGTTTGTCACAGCTAAGTATGATCTGGGTGATGAGACTGATAAGTATATTCTTCTTGAGTTGACAGATGATGCTAACCTAGATTTTTCTGGGGAGTTTAGTTTTACCGCTGGTGTTGCCACAGTTTCTACACAATTTAATAACGGTGCTGTTGTTGCTGTTGTTGATGGCGATGATTACTATGGTGAGTTTACTGTAGCCGGTGGGCAAGTTGACATATCCTCTGTGTCTGAGTTAACTGCTTCTAATGTAGAAGTTGGATACAAGTTTGATATTGAGGCAACAACGCTGCCTATTGATGCTAATGCTTCTAATGGCCCCATTACAGGAGAGCCTCGCAGTGTCAACAAAGTAACACTTGACTTGTTAGATACATTGTCTGTGTCAGTAAACAATACACGCTTGTTAATCTATCAGGTAACTGATGACTTTAGCCAAAGCAGAAACCCTGTTACTGGCAAGAAAGAGTTTAGACTGCTGGGCTACTCAAAGGATCCAGTAGTTACAATTAGTCAATCTGCACCATTGAAAATGCAGATCAATGGTATGGTAGCGGAGGTAATATTCTAATGGCATTGCCAACAGCATTATTAGCAATTAGTACTGGTCTTAGTGCTTACTCAGCAATTCAAGGCGGCAGAGCTGCAAGGCAAGCTGCAGCGTTTGATGCAGCACAGCTTGAGAAGCAAAAGAAGCAAGTAGCTCTTGAAGCAATCCAGCGTGAGAATGATCGCATGGAGCAGTTCGAGTCAGCAACAGCAAGCAATATTGCTTGGTTTGCTTTTTCTGGGCGTGACATGACTGATCGATCAGTTAAAGCTTTCTTAGATAAACAGAAGGACGTTGCTTACAGCGACATTAAGAGAAGCAACTATCAGTCAACTGCTGAGACAGCAAGGCTTGGGGATCAACAGCGTCAGCGTCTTTATGAAGGTCGTCAAGCGCAGAAGGCATCGTACATTAAAGCAGCAACCTCTATTGCATCTGGCTGGTACAAGTACGAAACCGTAAAGGTATAGGTTAGTAACATGGCTGTAATTAGAGAGCAGAGAACATTTAAGAATCAGCCAATTGGCGTTGTTCGAGCTAGTCGAGCAGGGGAAGAGTATTGGCAAACTGTTGGTCGTGCAGCCGATGAACTAACTCAAACTGCTTACAGAGCCGCAGCGGATCAGGCCAAGCGCACTGGTATGGAGACTGCTGCTGCAGTTAAGGGATCTGACTTTAGAACAATCGATCCTCTTACTGGTGAGATTGAAACCTTTAATATGCCTTCTGTGCCTAAGGGCTTTGGTACTGTTGCTCGTGATGCATTTGAGCAAGTAGCTGAGAACAGATATGTAAAGTCTGTAGAAACTTCAATTAAAGAAAAGTCTGCAGAGATTGCTCTTACACACCAGAACCACCCACAAGCTGTAGAGCGTTATGAAGCAGATATGGGTGAGTATCTTTCTCAAGTAACTAAGAATGTCCAGCCTCGTTTCCAAGAAACAACTAGAGATATTGCTGCTGCTTGGATGGCAAGCACCAGAACAAATCTACTTGCAAAACGATTTGCTATTCAGCAAGAGATCGAGCGTAGCAATCTTGAGAATGATGCAAAGACTCAAGCAACTACCATCTCAAACTTATCATCAATGGATTCTCCTGACGCTGGTGTGTTATTTGAGTCAGAGACTCAAAAGCAAAGAAATGCTGTAAATGCTGGTGTTCAAACTGGCAATCAAGCTGATGCTAATATCGCTATTATGCGGCGTGGAATGAAGACTGGTCTCTTGTCTAAGAGCCTTTCTTTAACATCTACTTATGAAGATACTGATGCAAGCGGTAACAAAGTACAAAAGCCAGTAACTGCTTCTATTGCTTTGTTAGTTGAAAACTCAATTGATAACCAAGCTGTTAATGAAAACTTACCAGAGTCTTTAAAGCCCTTGGTAAAAAGTATTATTGAAGATCCTACATTTGTAGAAGACAGAGAGTTTGTCGGACGTTTTGTTTCTAGTCAGCGTGTTTCTTTATCTCAGCAAGAAGGCTCAGTAAAGAAAGCAACTAAAAAAGATATAGAAAGAAAAAAATTTATTAATGGTCAAAGAGTTTTTAATACAAATCCTAATGCTAGAGAAGCTGTTACAGATATAATTATAGAAGATACCGGCCTTCCTGCAGATGTAAGCATGAACGAGTATCTTGGTTTGCCTCAATCTGTAGGCAACTCAATGCTTAGTACTGCTGTTTTTAGAGGTATAGTTATTGATGGATTAACACAAAATATTGACATTGTTACAAGTGGTGATCAACCAGCTAGTGATGAGTTTATTGAAACAACATTTAATCATTGGCTGAATTACGCAAACATGATTGATAGCAGCGGTCAGCGTAGAAACCTACTGCTTATAGATGGTGGCATAACAAAAGAACAGGACGCAATGATGCGTTCTGCAATTGCTATGCGTAACTTTAGAGGCGGCAACTTAAGAGATATTCTTTCTCGTCAAAGAGCAATGCTAGAAGATAAGGATGCTTTTAACATCAGAGCCTCTGATGTTTTCAAAGGATATGCAGGTGATTCAGCTAATGAAAAAATTGATAGATTTATTTCTGAAGAGCTGGAAATTGGCAATGATATATATGCAATAAGAAATATGCGGCCTTTAATTAATCATATGATTGCTACTGGTCACAATCTTGAAAGCATTAAGACTGAGACAGAAGGTCTTCTGTCTGAGTTGTACATGGAAGACGATGAGGATCTAGTTGCTGATCCATTTAACTTTGATCCAAATAAATCTTTCTATGCATTAAAGCGTGTGTTTCCTGATGATAAAGATCGACTTAATTTTGTTGTTGAAGTCCAAAAACAATTACTTGATAGAAATTTTGAAGGATTTGTATTCTCATCAACAATGAAGCAAAGAGGTGTAACAGATCGCATTAAAAATGTAAGACTTGTTCCTTTGCCGCAACAGCCATTAAGCACTGAGTCAACAGTAATCTATATGGGTGTTTACAGAGATGACAATGGAGATATGGTGCCATTGCAAGATGCAAGTGGCCCATTCATGGTTTCAAGTGATATTATTTCTGAACAGCAAGAAGCAAGAATACAAGCGCAAAGAGAGGCTCTTATTACAGAACAAGATAGGATTATTGCAGAAAGAGAAAGACAGAAAGAAAGACAGCAGCAATCTATCAAGGCACTCAAGGGATCATTTGGTAAAAACTAATGGCTGATGAAGTTGTAAACGAACCTAAAAGCACTGGGATGCTAAACATCTATGGTGGCCCTGTGCCGCTGCAGATCCCAAGAACTATAGATGAGTTTGTGCCAATTAGTGTAGAAGAAGATCCTACATTTGGTGAGACTGTATCTGCAACTCTTGGCTATCAATACGCCCCTTTGTTCAATGCTATCAAGAACAATCTTAAGTACAGAGACGTTGAAGAAGTTGGGTATAATCCTATTGAAAATATGCAGGGTTATGAAGAGTACAAGTCCCATCTTTATGAAGCAAAGTCATCACAAGAGATGGCTGAACTTAAGCAACAAATAGATGAGAATAAAGAAAGGCGCGAAGTATTATACAGAGCGTCAATTCCAATGCAGTTTGCTGCTGGCATCTTTGATCCAATTAACCTAGTTGCGCTTCCCTTTGGTGGCCCAGCCGTAGGTCTTGGTCGTTCATTTCTAAAAACAGGAACATCTGTTGCTGCGTTACAAGTAGGCTTAGAGGCTGCTCGTTATCCATTTGATCCATTAGCTACACCAGCCGAATCAGTTATGAATGTCGGCTCTGCCTTTGTTACTGGCGGTATGATTGGAACTTTGTTTAGCATCCCAGCCACAAGACGAGCCGCTGCGCTTAACAAAACAAATGATGAAATAAAAGAGTTTGTTGAAGTAACAGAAACATTTACTGTTGAAGACTTGGCAGTTGTAGGCTCTAGGGATGCGCGCAAGCTAGGTACAGAAGCTGATGAGATTCTTGACACACTTAGAACAAGCTTGCCTAAAACCATTGATGGCTTAACAAAATCAATTGATGAAATTAGATCTAAGATAGATAAAGTAACTATCGATGAAGGTGTCGAAGCTGGAGCAAAGCTTCAAAAAGAATTAGAAGTAAAGACAAATGCCAAGATTAGGGATACAGAAAGGCTTCAAGAAGTTAAGCGTGAGCAACAGTTCCGCAGACTTGAAGGCATCAAAGATGGAACGCTTAAAGATCCTTTTGGCTTACAAGAGAATATCTTTACTAGCTCTTGGTTCTACAAGGGAGTCACAACTCCATTCAAAAGAATTGTACAGGGAAAAATTCCTGCAAGCGTAAAGGAATACACAGTAAAGCTTGCTGGTGATGGGGCAATGATGTTCAATCTAAACAAGATTGGATTTGCCACGCCTAAATCTGTGCATCAATACTCTTCAACACGCAACGGCGAGTGGCTTCAAGTATACATGGGTATGCTTAACAACTTTGGTCAACACACAGGCAAGGGTGTGACTACCGTTGTTGACATGAATCTCTCAAACTTTGATGGATCAGTCAGTGCGTTTATGAAAGAAGTTAATAGAAAATACATTAACGGCGAACAAGCTACAACTTCTGCAGAGGCTGAATCTATTAAGCTGTTAAGTAATTTCTACAAGAACTGGGAAAAGCGTCTTGTTGAAACTGGTTTGATCGGCACAGAAAAAAGTCTGAGCGCAAGAATAATTAAAAAAGAAAAAGACCTAGAGGCTCTTAACGAAAAAATTAAAGAGGTAGAGTCAGGCTTTGACAAGGCAAAGCGTGGTGGATCTTTAAAGCAAAAAGATTATCTAGATAAGCTGCGTAATCGCGCAGAAGAAATAGAAAATGAATTAGCTGCTCTTGAGATTAGTCTTGCTAAAATGAAAGATGACAGAGACATTGGCCCACAGTTTCGTGAGGAAATGTTTCCGCGTTTTTGGAACAGGGATGCAATTAGAGCAAACAGGCCACAGTTTGAAAAAATTCTTTTTGATTGGTACAAAAATAACCCAGACATTTACGAGCCAGTCAAGGGTAGGGTTAAAGCTGGTGAGTCAAGATTTGTAAAAAGAACATTGCCAACAGATGACAAGTCTGTTCAAGGGCGTGTTGAATCTACAGTTGATGAGATACTGGGAGTATCTAAAACATTTGATGAAGGTGCTGATGCAAATGCTTTCTTTGGTGCTGGGGTATCGAAACACTTCCGTCATCGTAAACTAGACATACCTAACAGACTTGTGCTTGATTTTATTCAAAACGATCCTCTTGCTGTAATGAGAGCGTATACCAGCCGTGTTGCTCCTCGTTATGAGTTTGCCAAGATGTATGGTGGCAAGAGCGTCGATGATGTCTTGGCTGATATTGATGATGACATGTTTGCTGCTGGCAAGTCAGTTAAAGAAACAAACGCTGTTCGTAGGGATTTTCTGCATCTGTATGATCGTGTAGTCGGCAATGTGTTGCGTGATCCTACATCTTGGGATCAGCGTGTAGCTACTG